CTGATCTTCCTGGAGCAAAGCTGGGTGCCATCCGAGAACGCACAGGCGGCCATGCGCATCCACCGGATCGGCCAGAAGCGTGGGTGCATGGTGCGCTACGCCACTCTGGCCGGGTCGATCGACGAAGCGGTGCAGCGGGTATTGGCGCGCAAGACGCAAATGCTATCTGGTCTTTTTGGCTGAAATGTTGAAAGATGTGATTATACGAATCACATGAGGCGACAATGGCCTACAAGCGATGGACCGCCGCCGAGATAGCGCGGCTTGAGGCCCTGGTCGCGCTGGGGTGGAAGCGACGCGAAATCCTGGCGCAGTTTCCCGGAATGACCACGCGGCGCCTGGCTGGGAAGATGTACGACATCGGATTGCGTACCGCACGGGACCCGGACCCGTTTTCGCGGACGTTCCGCCTCAAGACCGGATTGCGGATGGGGTCCCTGGCGCGGAGCCTGTCACAGCCAGTCAGGCAGGCCCTGGCTGACGTTGCAGTCAAGCGGCAAATCACGGTGGCCGAGGCGGTCGACGTCATGCTGCGTGAATGGATCAAAAACCATTTTGCGCGCCCATAGTGTCGTATATAGTGATCGACACGAATCACCAATCACAACAGGAGAATCAAGCATGCCGTTCGAATTGACGGTCCGGGCCGACTCTGCCGAGGACTTCCGCGCCGAGGTCGGCAAACTGGTGGCGCTGCTGTTCGGCGCGTCGCCGGCGGCGCTGCCGGAAGCCGAAGCCCAGGCCCCGAAAGCGACGCGCGGCCGGAAGGCGGAAGCCCCGAAGGCTGAGGCGCAGCCGGAAACGGCGCCCGAAACGGCGCAGGAACCGGAGGCCGCGGCGGTCACGATGGAAGACCTGCGGGCGGCGATGGGCGACCTGGTGAAGCTTGGCGCGCAGGGCGCGCAGGCGGCTGTCAAGATCGTCACCGACCTGAAGGCGTTCGATGCCGAGGGCCTGCCAAAGATCGCCCACGTCAAGCCCGAGGATTTTGCCGCCTGCCTCGCGCAGATCAAGGCCAAGACGGCTGAACTGGCCGCCAATCCGGCGGGCGTGCTGTGACCAGCAGCGCCCACACCGACCGGGCGCATGCGCGGCTGTCGCCCTCGGCTGCGCACCGTTTCCTTGCCTGTCCCGGATCGCTCGCCCTCGAAGCGCGGGTTCCGGCCGGCGGCGGATCGGCAGCGGCCAACGAGGGGACCGCCGCCCACGAACTGGCGGCATGGGCGCTGCTGATGGGTCGCGACCCCGCCGACATGCTCGGCCGGGTCGTCGACATCAACGGCGAGAACACCGCGCTGCGCTTCCTCGCCAAGGGCGCGCCAACGGACGGCGACACGCGCTGGCCGGTGACGGACGAGATGGTCGAGGCCGTCACGACTTATGTCAGCCACGTCCGAAAGGTTCGCGGCGAAACTGGCGAGTGGGCCATCGAACAGAAGCTGCACGTCGAGGCGGTCCATGCCGAAATGTGGGGCACCGGCGACGCCATCGTCTACGACAAGGATGCGAAGGCCCTTAACATCGTCGACCTGAAGTATGGACGGGGGGTCGTCGTCGAAGCGGTCGGCAATCCTCAACTGCTGGCCTATGCCAGCGGCGCGGTGACCCGGTTCCACAATGTCGGGCCGATCCAGAGTGTCACCATGACGATTGTCCAGCCGCGTACCGCCAATCCGATCCGGCCCTGGACAATCACGATCGACGACCTGCGGAAGCAGGAAGCTGATATGAAGCTGGCGGTCGAAAAGGCGTTGGAAGCATCCGAACGCTACTTCCCGGACGCCCGCACCCCGGCGTTGCAGCAGACGATGGCTTCTTGGGAAAAGGATTACCTGCATCCCGGCGAACATTGCCGGTTCTGCGCCGTGGCGGCGATATGTCCCGCGCGCCGGGCGTTCATGCTCGACCAGGCACAAGCCGAATTCGATGATGCTACTGGCGACATGACGCTGCCCGAACCGTCCTTGATGACGGCAGAAGCCCTGGGCGAAACGCTGCGCCGCGCCCGCCAGATCCAGCATTGGGTCAACGCGGTCGAGGAACATGCGCACGCAGAAGCTACCGCCGGCCGCATTCCGCCGGGCTTCAAACTGGTGGCCAAGCGGTCGTCGCGGTCGTGGCGCGACGAGGACGCGCTGATCGCGGCGGCGCCGATGCTGCTGAGCCTGTCCCCGAAACAGATGTTCGAGGAACCGAAACTGCTTTCCCCGGCCAAGCTGGAGAAACTGGTGCCGAAGTCGGAACGCGATGCGCTCGCCGCGTTCATCACGACCACGTCGAGCGGGACCAACCTGGTGCCGGTCGAGGACGCACGGGCCGACGCCCGCCCGTCTGCCGAGAGCGAATTTGCAACCTGAACAAGAGGGGTCGACATGGCCAACCTGAACATCTGCGAGAAACTGGCAAGCGGCAACATCCGCACCGCGAAGGGCCGCCTGGCCTGGTGCTTCCTGGACAAACCCGACAGCAACCGGAAGAAGAAAGCCAAGGATGGGTCGGAAAAGCAGGTCTACAAGACCGCGATCTTCTTCCCGCCGACCGCCGACCTGTCGTTACTGAAAGCCGAGGCCAACGCTGCCGCGATCGAGGAATTCGGTCTCGAAAAGGTGCAAGCCTGGGTCAAGGCCGAGAAGTTCAACACGCCCTTCCTCGACGGCCGCAAGTCCACTCGCACCGAACGCAACCCGGATGGGTGGGAATGGGCCGAAGGCTGGATTTGCGTCCGCGCCGACACCGGCGACAGGCCCGGCGTCGTCGAGGCCAACGGCATATCGGTGGGCGACGATTATTCCGGCGTCTACAGCGGCCGGTGGGGCCGGCTGACCCTGCGCGCCAAGGCGTATCCGGCCATCGACGGCGGCAAGCCCGGCGTGAAGTTCTACCTGTCGAACGTCCAGTTGCTCGACCACGATGAACGCCTCGGCGGCGGGCGCGCATCCGCCGAAGATGAGTTCGAAAGCGTCGACGCGGTCGGTGGCACCGCATCCACCGACAGCGTGTTCGGCAACACGGGATCAGTGTTCTAGCCCCCGCCGGGGCTCCTTTCAGGAGAGCATTGAGGGGGCGGGTGGCTGCGAATGCCCGTCCCCGCATAAACCAAACAGACGGAGGATATCATGGCGAAGATCGGCGACAACAGCGGCGCACTCCTGCAATACATCGAGCAGATTGAAAGCCTGGCCGAAGAAAAGAAGGCGGTTGCGGACCGGCAGAAGGAAATCTTCGCTGAGGCCAAGTCCGAGGGATACGACACCAAGATCATGCGGAAGGTCATCGCTCGTCGCAAGCGCGACAAGGACGATCTCGCCGAGGAAGAATCCCTGATCGAGATGTACGAATCCGCCATCGTCGACGCCGCGGCGCGGATGCTGGACTGATGGCGGCACGCCCCAAGAACGATGGCTTGAGCGACGGCGATCTGCTGGTCCTGTGTGCACTGGCCGACGATATCCACGACCGATCTCGCTGCGGCCAGCCAGCCAATGCTGCGGAAGGCAAGTTCCTGCGGTTGATGCGTCAGCGGGAACTCTGGGAACCGAAGGAATAAATCCATGACTGTGACGATCGTCGGCGGCGATAATCGTGTATCGCTGCGTCGGCTTATTGACTCCGGAACACGAGTCCACTCGGTCGTTACAGATCCGCCCTACGGACTCGTGAGTGTTCAAAAGCGGTTCGGAGGTGAGAGCGCTGCAGCCGCCAAAACAGAGGGCAACGATGGCAGTTTTGCACGGCTATCGGGTGGCTTCATGGGCAAGCAGTGGGACGCAACCGGGATCGAGCGCGACCCAGATTTCTGGAAGTTGATCTACGATATCCTGCTGCCGGGTGGCTATGTCTTTGCGTTCAGCGGATCGCGCACCGGCCACTGGCAAGCCTGCGCTATGGAACAAGCCGGGTTCATCATGCACCCAATGCACGGATGGGTATTTGGGAGTGGTTTTCCGAAGGCCCATGCGGCTGACAAAGCAATCGACAAGATGCTTGGGGTTGAGGGCGATAAGGGGTCGGTGCGCGGGGCGTCAGGCTCCATAAGGAACAGCATGTCTGGCGACTTCGCTGGTGGGGAATACCATAACTACATCCCCGGATCACCGGAAGCCGCGCAGTGGGAAGGTTGGGCCTACGGCACCCAAGCCCAGAAACCGGCACTCGAACCAATCTACCTCGGTCAGAAACCGTTCAGCGAAAAGACCGGGGCAGCGAACCTACTGAAGCATGGCGTTGGTGCGGTCAATATCGACGGGTGTCGAGTCGAAGCTGAACCTATGAAAGCGCAAGTAAGAGGCGGTTTCAAAAATTCGTATGAAGCATCGAAACAGAATTGGGGCGCTGGCGATACCTACACGCCTAATGAAGCAGGTCGTCACCCCGCCAACTTGATACACGACGGCAGCGCAGAAGTGATCGAATTATTCCCCGACAGCGGCTCAGCAGCCCGGTTCTTTCATGCGTTTCCACCTGACACGGACCCGATTTTCTACCACCCAAAAGCGGGGAAGATGGACCGCGCAGGCAGCAAGCATCCTACGGTGAAGCCGATTGCCCTGATGCAATACCTGATCCGGCATATCACACCACCTGGCGGCACGATTCTTGATCCCTTTGCTGGCAGTGGCACGACGGCCGAGGCGGCAAAGCGCGAAGGGTTCGACTGCCTGCTGATGGAAGCCGAGCCCGAGTACCTTGCGTTTTTGAAAGAACGGTTCCCCGAACCCGACTGGAGCGCCGCCGCTGCGGCGATGCTCCTGTGAAATCCCTCCATCTCGACTTCGAAACCCGCAGCCCGGTCGAACTGAAGAAGTCGGGAACCTACGTCTACGCCGAACATCCGGACACTGACATTTGGTGCGCGGCTTTTGCCATCGGCGACGAGCCCGTTCGCCTGTGGCTACCTGGCCAACCCTGCCCTAGCGATGTGTTCGACCACATCCTCGGCGGCGGACTTGTAACCGCCCACAATGCTGCTTTTGAGCGGGTGATCTGGCGCCACATCTTCACGCCGCGCTACGGCTGGCCCGAGCCACGCCTCGAACAGTGGCGCTGCACGATGGCGATGGCCTTGGCGCTGTCCCTTCCCGCTGGTCTCGACGACCTCGCCGGGGCGCTGAACATCGGCGAGAAGAAAGACGACGCCGGCTACCGCAAGATGATCCAGATGGCCAAGCCGCGCCGCCGCAACGAGGATGGCACATTCGTCTGGTGGGACGACGAGGAGCGCCGCGCCGGGCTCTACGCCTACTGCGCGCAGGACGTGGTGGTCGAGCGGGAGATCGAAAAGAAACTCCTGCCGCTGCGACCATCCGAGCAAAAGCTGTGGCAGATCGACCAGAAGATCAATGACCGTGGCGTCTACGTCGACGTTGACCTCTGCGAGTCAGCCAACGCCATCGCCGATGCCATGCAGGCGCGGCTCGACAAGGCGATGCGCCTCGCTACGCAGAACGCAGTACGGGCCTGTACCAACGCCAAGCAACTGACCGAATGGCTGAACCAGCGCGGGGTCGCCTGCGACAGCGTGGCCAAGGATTGGGTCGAGCAAACCCTTGGCCGTGACGACCTGCCGGCAGACGTGCGCCAAGCCCTGGAACTGCGACAGCAAGGGTCCAGGACCAGCACCGCCAAGGCCGACGCCCTGTTGCTTGGCAAGAGCGCGGACGGGCGCGCCAAGGGGCTGATGCAGTTCCATGCCGCCTCCACCGGGCGGTGGGGCGGGCGGCGGTTCCAGCCGCAGAACCTGAAGCGGCCGAACGAGGCCACCGACATCGCCGAAGCGATCATGCTGCTGCGGACCCGCGATCTCGACGCGATGCTCCTGTTCCATGACGATCCGATGAGCGTCATCGGCGATTGCATCCGCGGCATGGTGGCGGCGCCGCCGGGCCGCATCCTGCGCGCCGCCGACTTTTCGAACATCGAGGGGCGGGTACTCGCCTGGCTGGCCGGTGAACAGTGGAAGTTGGACGCCTTCGCCGCCTACGACCGCGGCGACGGCGAGGATCTGTACAAGGTCACCGCCGGCAACATCTTGGGGAAACCGGCCGGCGACGTGACGAAGCTGGAGCGGCAGAATATCGGCAAGGTATCGGAACTGGCCCTTGGCTACCAAGGCGGCGTCGGGGCCATGATGACGATGAGCAAGGGCAAGGTTGACTTCGCCGGCATGTACACAGCACTGGCCGAGAAGCTGCCCGAGGAAGCCGAAAGCGCGGCGTTCGCCTACGAGGACCGCGGGCGCGGCGCCGGGCTGTCTGCGGAAGGCTGGCAGGCCGCCGAGATCATCAAGTTGGCGTGGCGCAACACCAACCCCGAAATCGCGCAGTTCTGGAAGGATGCCGAGGAATGCGCGATCGCCGCGGTGGCCAGTCCGGGGGTGATCTGCACCGCCCGGAAGATCCGTTTCTGCAAGAGCGGCTCGTTCCTGTTCATGCAACTGCCGAGCGGTCGCTGCCTGGCTTATGCCTATCCCCGACTGACCGATGACAAGACGCCGTGGGGAAAGCCGATAAAAAAACTCAGGTTCATGGGCGTCGACAGCATCACAAAGCAGTGGCGGTTGCAGGAGACCTATGGCGGCAAGCTGGTCGAGAACGCCACGCAGGCCGTTGCCCGGGACATTCTGGCGCACTCGATGGTGGCGCTGGACGACGCTGGGTGGGATATCGTCCTGCATGTCCATGACGAGATCGTCACCGAGACCGAGCCGGGCTTCGGGTCGACGGAAGAACTCGAATCGCTGATGGCGGCGCGGCCGGCGTGGCTGGCGGGGTGTCCGGTATCGGCGGAAGGCTGGAGCGAAAGCCGTTATCGTAAATGACCGTTGCGCGCCATCGTAGCGAACCAAGCGGCTGAAAAGCCCCTGTCGAGATTGTCGGACGACACGCAACTACTTGATATTACGGTTAAATTTGGCGCACCCGACAGGATTCGAACCTGTGACCTCTGCCTTCGGAGGGCGCGTTGTCGGCCTGTTGATCGACATAACGACACAGCATTTTCAATGCGTTAATGCTTGCTTAGAATCAACAAATACGACAGTATCGACACGCCAATGGTGCGTTACGCGCCAGCAGAATGGAAGGGTGGTCGGTGCCGGATATCAGCATGGAAACGCTTGTCGGAGCGGCCAATGACGGGATGTGCCCGCAGGCGCTGGCCCGCGAAATCGGCTTGAAGCGTAACGATGTGGTGTACGCCGAAAAGAAGTTCGGCGTTCGTTTGCCGCGCAGCCGCGGGAAATATTCCGGGGCGAGATCGCTGCGACAGACCATCGGTGACATGAAGCCGGCCGCCGCGATCGAGCATCTGCTCGGGATCATCGAAACCTACATCCCGCCGCTCGAAGAAGTCTGCGGATGGTTCCTGCCCGGTGTGCGCTTGACCCCGTTGCAAACCCGGCTGGTCCTCGCGCTGGCCCGCCATCCGGGGCGGGTATTCAGCACCGAACAGATCATGCTGAAGCTTTACGGCGATCTGAACACCGACGCCCCCTCGCCCCAGATCGTCCGGGTGCTGGTCTGCAAGGTGCGCCCGCTGCTGGCCCCGTTGGGGTTCAGGATCGAAACCGTCTACGGGCACGGCGTCTGCATGCACGTTCCCGATGGCATCGAATTTCCGTGGAACAGAAAGGAACAGTTGTGAGCATCATCCAAACCCGGTCGGGGGTTGCGTTCGACATCCTGAACCCTACCGCCGACATGGTGGAACTCGATGACATCGCCTGGTCGCTGTCGAACATCTGCCGCTTCAATGGCCATTGTTCGCGGTTCTACAGCGTCGCAGAACACAGCTACGTCGGCGCCCTGCATATGGCTGGCGCGTTCGGCAGGAACATGCAGCGGGCGTTCCTGCTTCACGATGCTGCGGAGGCATATATCGGTGACATTTGCCGGCCAGTGAAGCTGGCGCTTGGCCCGGCGGTCAAGGAAATCGAAAAGGCCATCCAGGACGCGATCCATGATCGTTTCGACATCGGCGCCATCCCTTCCGCGCACCTTGGCATGATCGACGACGCCATGCTGGTCTATGAAGTCCGCAACGTCATCCGCGCGCCTCTGGTGGGCGAGTGGCCGGAGATGTCTGACCCGCCAGAGATCGGCGTGCCGCTCGGCGTTACGCCGGCTGACGCGTACCAGCGGTTCCTGGGGGCGGCAGTCATGGTGGGCGTGGAATGATGCGCATCGGCGCTGAATCGATGGACCGGGCCGACGCTTCTACCGACCAAGGCCGCAAGGACGACACCGGCAAGGCACCCTACGACCTGCTGGCCCCCGAGGCGCTGGACGCCATCGCCCAGGTGCTTGCCTTCGGTGCGGCCAAATATGCGCCCCGCAATTGGGAGAAAGGCATGCGATGGGGCCGGGTGTTTGGCGCCACCATGCGGCACCTTTGGGCGTGGTGGCGCGGCGAGGCCAAGGACGCTGAAACCGGGTTTTCGCACCTGTGGCACGCCGGATGCTGCATCATGTTCCTGATCGCCTACGAAGCCCGCGGGATCGGCCAGGATGACCGCCCGGCGGCCTAAAGCCTGCGTCTGGTGCCGGCGTCCGCTCGCCTGGCACCGGGCTAACCCCGGCGCGCTTCAGCCGACGCGGGATCATGTCGTGCCCAAGGCGCAGGAAGGCAAGGCAACCGCATGGTGCTGCCTTGCCTGCAACCAGATCAAGGGCGACATGAACCCGCACCAGTGGGCACAGTTCATGGACGCGGTTCCGCAATGGTGGCGGCTGTTTCCCACGGAACAGTACCGGGGGGTCCGGCTCTATATCTACGTCATCGAAGGGCTCAGCCCAACACCCCGCCCAGGTCCGTGAAGGCAGTCCTCCCCGCCATATAATCGGGGCAATGATGGCCGTACACGCGCTCGACCGTCTCGACAGTATCCCCCAGCAACTTGGCCACATCCCAGATCGCCGCGCCGTCCTGCAGCATGTGGGTGGCGCGGCTATGGCGCAGGATATGCGGCCCCGGCCGGTCCCCGACGCCCGCCCGCGCGCAGGCTTCGGCGTACTTGTGGTAGACATCGAAACCGGGGTCACGGAACAGGAATTCGCTGGCGCCCGACCACAGCCACAGCTTGCGGATCTCGGTGGCCATTTCGTCCCCGATCGGGACGATGGGCGCCCGCTTCCTGGTCCGGGCCTTGCCGGGCGGCGTAAGGGCCATGCGGCGGCGTTCCAGGTCGATCTGGGCCTTCCTGATCCGCTCGATGCTCTTGCGTCGCGCCCCGGTCACGTAGGCCAGCACGGCGAACGCCTTGATCCTCGGGTCCGGGTCTTTCCCGGCTTCCTCGAAGACCTTCTTCAGTTCGGTCTTGGTGAGGAATTTCGTGTCGACCGGCGGCGCGTGCGGGGGCAGTTCGACGACCGGCACCGCGTCGGGCTTCAGGCGCTTCCACCGCACCGCATGGTTGACCGCGGCGACCAGCAGGTTCAGTTCCCTCCGCACCGTCGACGGCCCCGCCGGCTTTTCCGCCAGCGCCCGCGTGTCCCGGTAGCGGCGGCTTTCCTGTATGTCGATGGATGAGACCGGCGTGTCAGCCCAGAACCCGCGCAAATGGCGCGCCGCGGTCAATTGCCTGGCCTTGTCGGCCACCCCGGCCACGCCGGGAACCGGCTCGCCGGTGTCGGGATCGGCGCCGACATGCTCGCGCAGGTAGGAGTCCAGGACCTCGCGGACGGTCAATCCAGCATTCGCAGGGCGGCGTAATAGGCTGCGTCCTTCCGAGAGGAACGCGATATAGCGATCCTGCGCTTCAGCCGTTTCTCGCGTGCCCAGACTGAGGCGTTCCGTGCGGCGGCGCTCGGCGTCGTACCAGAAGACGTACCACCAGCCGTTGCGCTGTTCGGTCCAGGGGATTTCCCGTTGCACTCTCGGCATGCTGCCACCTGTTCCCTCGTCCAGCGGCGATGGCCGCCGGGGGTTACATGATCCGGGGTCAGGAGTCCCGCCGCCAGGTAGCGTTGCACCGTGCGGAGCGACAGGCCGACCTCCCGCGCGAATTCACCCGTTGTCAGGAATACGTTCGTCATCGAGATCCTGCCGGATGTCGTCGTTGATCGCAGTCAGGATTTTCAGGGCGGTGTCGAACCGCACGCGCTTGTTGACCCGGACAAAAGCGAACCCGCCCCCTACGTCGCGCACATCCACCGGCATGATCGGGCCGGTTTCGCGCGCGACATGCACGCCGCGCTCGGGAAGGATATCCTCGGGGCTGGTGCCGAAGGCCAGTGCGATGGCGCGCAGGAAACCGGAGCCGGGCAGGGATTTGGCGTTGCAGTAGTTCGACACGCTGTCGCGGGTCAGGGCGCCCTTGGGAAGGTGCTTCGTTGCCTCCTTCGCAAGGTCGCTCTGGTTCCAGTTCCGCCGCGCCAGTTCGCTGATGATGCGTTCCGCGAATTTTTGCCGTACCAGATCACTTGTCATATCCAGCCCCCGTGTTTCGTATAACTACGACAATACGGAGGTATACGTGGCGGCTGATTCGATCAAGTCGCGTTTTTCGTAAAATGTAGACCGATCATTGCGACAGAGCCGCCAGCCCGCGCAGCTTCCCGCCGCACTCCCTGAGCGCCGACCGATCCCGCCCCCACAGCGTCTCGACCTCGGCTTGTGTCAGGCCCCGATCCGGCAGCGCCACCGGCGCGGGGCAGGGCGAGGTCAGGCTCGGCGGCGGGCTTGGGGCGCTAACGCCGGGCGAGGCGGCGCACGCTGTCAACGCCAAGAGCGGGACGAGCCGCATCAGGATCGTGGCGCGCTTCATCTTCCAACTCCTGTGCCAGTCTGTCGGCTTCGGCCTGCGCCGCCAGCCGTTCTGCCTCGGCCCGCGAGGCCGCTTCCGCCGCTTTCATGGCCGCCGCCTGCGCCTTGGCCAACTCGGCCGTGTGGCGAGCCTTTGTGAGCATGACGCCGGTGTGGTAGCCTCGGTAGAGGCTCACGCCGTTCGAGACGGCGAACAGCGCGGCGACGGCGAGGATCGCGTATGGACGGGGGATCAGGCCCATCACGCCGCCAGCTCGAAATGCGGGGCGTCGAGGAAGTCCGGCCCCGGATGCTTGACCTTGTATCGCTCGACCGCCGCCTTCACGCCGGCGAGATCGGCGGGGTATGCGTCCATCGGCTCATACCAGTTGCCGCCCCACCTGATCCTGATCGCCAGCGTCCGCGCCGCCTGCGACATCGCCACCGCCACGGGGTAGTGCAGCGCCCAGGTATCGTCCCACGTCGGCTTGCCATTGACGCACGGCACCAGATCGACGGCATGGCCGTAGCCATCGGCCGTCACCTGATGGTTCGACTTGGCCTTGTAGCCGTCCTTCTGGGAGTGGCCGGCGAGAAAGATCGCATGCTGTTCCTCGGCCGTCCGCGCCCCACTGGTGACGCAGAAATCCTGCGCGGAGATCGTGATGGCCCGACGTACCACCATGTCCAGTTTCGGATGCAAACGAGCGAGGTTGGCGTTGCTTTTCGTTCCGAGGGCGAAGGTCATCGTGCGCCCCACCCCATGACATTGAAAAGGGTCTGCCAGAAGCCGCTTCCAAGCCCGCCCAGGACGTAGGCGACGGCCAGCGCCGCCATGATCGCCAAGGCCCTGAGTTCCCGTTTCGCCGAGCGTTTCAGTTCTTCGCGTGTGACCATCACTGACCCCCTTTCAGGGCGCTGCGCCGCTTCTCGAAAATATCCAGGACGATCCCGCTCAGCGTCATGCCGCCAACGCCGGTGACGAATGGCGCGAGATTGTCCAGCGTGCTTTCCGGCGCCAGCGGATGCCCAAGCCACGTTTCCATGATCGACAGGGCGATGGGGCCGAGGTAGTTGGCGCAGATCGCCCCCACGACGAGCGTGGGCACGCCTTCGCGCCAGTTCGACCGCAGGGTAAGCCAGCGGACCAGCCCGCCAAGCGCGCCGGCCGTCGCCGCATGGCCGGGCTCGCTGGTGAGCCATGTGAGGATATCGGGTTGGTCTGCCATTCTATTCTCCGCTGGTCCGCCCGCTGTTTTCCGCTCCGCTTTGCACCGACAGGAGCCGGTTGAGATTGGCCGACCAGGTGTACATCTGCGCGTCGCTGGTCGGGAAATCGAGCATCAGTTTCATGATCCTTGGGTCGAACATCGCGCGGCGGATAAGCTTGGCCGCCGCGGCGTTCGTGTCTGGAAACTGTTCCGCGATGATGCGAACCCGCCGTTCAAGGGACCCTGCGATCAGCGCGCCCCTGACGACGGCGGTGACGGTGCCGACAGGGCCAGCCAGCGCAGTCAGTACGCCGCGCATGCCGCCGGCAGTCTCTGCCGTGGCCGACCCGCTGGACGCCTGCATGCCCTTGCGCGACAGGACTTCCAACCGGGTCTGCGCCTGCCGCAGAAGCTGCATTTCCTCGGGCGAGAACACTTCGGCCAGGGCGGCTTCGTTCTGGTGGAACGTGCGGCGCAGCGCGGCAAGCGACATGGCGTCCTCGCCCGCCGACACGCTGGCCTTTCCGGCCATCGTCACCTTGTCGACCATCCAGTCGGACACTGCGGCTTTCCAGCCGGCGCTGGCCGCCGGGTCGTGGGCGAAGGCCGCCGTTGCCTCCTTCATCCGGGCCGCCGGGTTGCGGGAGGAAAAGACCGAGTCGACCGCGACCCGCGGGTCCGCGCCGGCGATCATTTTCAGCACACCCCCGTTGATCTGCGATTCCGTCAGTTTCAGGTTGTCGGACGCTTTCTGCAGGTCGGCGGTCAGTTGCTGCATCTGCGCGTTGCCCGAGCGGGTTCCGGCCAGAAGCTGGTCGAACCGGGCCTTAATTTCCGGGATCTGCGAGAACATGCCTTCGCGGGCGGCCATGAAGCGCGCCAGCCGGTTCTCGGAAATCTTGCCGTTCTGGATGATGCCGGCGCGCACCGCATCCGACAGGACGTAATCCGTGGCCGCCGCCGTGGCCGCAGCGGGATCTGGGGCCCGAGCGATGACGCGGGACAGGTCCTCGGCTGCTGCCCGGCTGGCGGGGCCGCCAACCAGGTACTTGCCCGCCGTGGTTTCGGGCGGCAGGCTTTCGCCCCGGTCGACAGCCTTGAAGAAGTCGGGGTTCACATAGCCTTCCCGGTAGGTCGGGGCGAAGTCGTTGCGGTACAGCGCGTCGGCTCGCTGAAGCCCTTCAGTGCCCGGCACGCCCGATTCTGCTGCGGTGCGGATGTCGGCATTGATCCCGCGCCGCAACGACGCAGCGGTGTCCGCTCCCGCGAAATTGCCCTGCGCCCGCGCTTCCGATTCCGTCCGGCTCAGGGCGGCACGGTCGCGCATGGCTTCGGCCAGGGTCCGGGTGGTGGGCGGAACCTGTGGGCCAACATCGACCGAAGGCAAGCCCCCGCCGGCATTGGCGGTCGGCGTGGCACCGGGGGCGGTGAAAGCATCGGCCAGCGAGGTGGAGCGGCTGTCGCGCAGCGCCGGGTTCAGCATGCGGTTTTCTGCCAGCGCCTCGTCGGCCGCGCGGTTCACGTTTTCGGTGCGCACGACCACGTTGGGGTCGGCAGCCGCCGCGTCATAGGCCGCGTTCTTGGCCGCCCGGTCGGGGAGATAGGTGTCGGTGACAATCGCGCGGTTCAGGTCGCGCGACGCCTGGTCGAGCGACCGCGTGCCGGAAAAGGCGTCAGCCAGCGCAAACTGGTTCGCTTCCCCGGCGGCCAGCGCCTGCGCCCGGTCGATGACATTGCTACGCGCCGCACCCTCGGCTTCCTGTGTCTGGCGGGTCGCGGAAGATTCGGCGGCAGCCGGGCTGGCGTTCTCGGGGCGCGGCGCCTTGACGTTCTGCGTCGCGGACGACATCACCGCCTGGTCGCGCCCGATGAAGTCCTTGGGGTCCGCGGCGCGCAGGCGGCGCTCCACCGCGTTCAGGCCCGGGTCGGCGGTAATCAGCGCGGATGTCGGGTGCGCGCCGTCGCCGGCCGTGTCGAGGTAGCGCGAAATCTCGGCAGATGCCGCAGCAGGATCGTACGCCTGCTGCTGGACCATCTGCGCCGCCCGCGCCATGTCGCTCCGCTTTACCGGTAGGGCGGTTTCCGGGTCGATCGGAATCATGTGTTCGGGAACCGAAGCCAGTTTGCTCGGCACATTGGCCATCTTGGAGGCGATGGACTCGCCGGCGTTCATCAGCCGGGCACCACCAAGCCCCCCGCCGAACGCTGCCGCCAAGTCACCAAGCCCGCCAAGCTTGTCCTGGACATACTGGGGCGCGTACTCGTGGTAGGCGCCCAGCAGGGCACCGGAGCCAAGCCCGGCGGCAGCGTCGCCCGCCAGCACCCGTGCATCGCTGCCGGAAGCGACGTAGGGCGCCGCGAGGCCGCGGGGCGCAAGGTCGCGGAACTTGCTCAGCAGCCCGGAACCCGCCAGGTTGGCGGCGGCAAAGCGTTCGGCGTCGGACAGAATCCGTTCGTGCGGAGTTAGTGTCTTCGGGCTGACCAAGGCGTCGGGACCGAAGGCCGCCGTGATGCCTTCCGCAGCCGCGTTGCGGATGCTGTTCGACCCGCCGACCGGGTCAGTGATCCGGTAGTCGAAATTGCCGCCAAGGGCTTCGGCCAGCTTGTCGACGCCGGCAAGCCCGAGGTTCATGCCGGCGCTGGTGATGTCGACCGGGGTTCCCAGCAGGTCGGCGATGCCCGAACCAACGGCCTGCGAGCCGACCTTCAATCCGCGCACGGTGCGGCCGAGGAACGAGGTGTCGGACTGTGGCACCGGGGGTCCGTAGGTGCCGCCGGGCGGCACGGGCGGGCCGATCAGGTCGGCCGGCGGGGCAGGTGGCGCTGCGGGGGGTGGGTCGACGCGGATGGCCCTGCTCTGCCAGCCGCCGGTGGCGGTCGGGGGCGTGTCGACACGGATGGCCTTGTCCTGCCAGCCCATCAGGGTTTCTTCCAGTGCTGACCATTCTCGTCGACGAAGTCGGCGCCGGACGGCAGGGCGTTGTACGCGGCGTCATCGCCGGAATGCACGACGGGCGGGTTTCCCGCCGGCGGTGCGGGCGGCGGGGTGCTGCCGTCCGGTTGGGCGTTGGCGCCACCGGCCCGTGCGGCATTCAGCCGGTCCAGGTGCCGCTGGATATAGCCTGCCGCCGCGTCGACCTTCGCCTGGAAGCCCTGCCGGGTGCTGAGCAGGGACGTGGGGTCGCCGAGCATGTTCTTGAAGATCGTCACATCCTTGTCGGTGACGGACCTGCCTTCCTGTCCGGCCATCGCCGACGCCAGCGTGTAGGGCATGATCGCGGCATACATCTCCAGTTCCGACATCTGCGGAACCAGGTCCGTGGTCAGGAAATGCGAGATGATGCCGTGCGGGTCGAAGTTCGGATCGGCGGCGAGATCGCGCAACCGGCCAATGCTGTCGGCGTTCCCGCTCTGGATGGCCGAAGCGATGTCGGGGTCCGCGGCCGAAAGCTGCTGCCACTGCTGCAGGACGTTCGACCCGATGCGCAGCCCGACCCCCGAGATGCCGAACAGGCGCGGGTTGTCGCCGAGTTTGCGGAACTGCGACAGGTCGTCCAGCGCAGTGTTCATGCTGAGGATCTGGCTTTCGGCGTTGCGGTCGTTGATCTTGTCGAGCCCGGCGGTGGCCCGGTCGGCCGCGATGACCGAGGTCTTGATCGCATCGGCAGGCAGGGGTTTGCCCGTCACCGCGTCGGTCAGCCCGTCGAGGCTCCGATGAACCTGGCCATCGGTGGCGCTGAAATAGCCGTCCGCGGTCGGGGGTGCCTTCGGTTCCGCCCCGACATAGGCCATCTTCTGCGCCGGCGTCATCTCGATGCCTTGCGCGGTCAACGCCTTGTTCTCGGCGTCGGAAACGATGGCCCGATCGGTCGGCAGCATGTCGCCCTTGCGAACCTGCATCGGCGCGCCGTCCCGCAAGACCTTCACCATGTCGTTCTGGTCCTTGTAGACCCCGAGATCATAGGTCATGTCCTGTCCGCGCGCCGTGACATCGGCGTTGCGGACGCTGTTCCGCTCCTGCCTGTTCTGGTCCGCGGCAAAGCCGGAATATGTGTTGCCATAGTCCCCGCCGGCGCCAACGAATGCGTCGGTGGTCGCCTGGTTCTCGGCGCCAAAGGTGTTGCCTGTGAACATGCGGATCAGATCGGCCGCCTTCTGGGGGTCGATTCCGGCTTCGATGGTGCGCTGAGCGATCTCGCCGAACAACTGGCCAGGGTTCAACGGGTTGTAAGCGCCGGGGTCGGTCGCGGGCGCGCCGGTCATCGGGGACGCCGTCGCATCCGGCAGGTAGTCACCGCCGAACATGGCGGCCATGTCGGCCGCGTGCCCGCCCATCCCGGCCACCTTGTCGGCGACGGTGCCGGGCGCGCCGCCGTTCGCGGCGTCGCTGGCGCCATAGCGCCCCGGTGCCCCGGCGTTGATGGTCGAATAGAGATCGGCAAGCCCCATGCCGGGCTGGTAGCCGTGATCCTGCAGGTAGTGGACGATCGCGCCGTCCGCGCCAAGCTGCGAGTTCATGGCATCGTAGGGCGTCGAGAAATCGGCGCCGTACTGCGCCGCCTGCGGCTGGCCGAACTGGATCAGCCCTTTATGCTGGCCGTATTGCGTCGTCGGCCCGGCCTGCTGCGGGTCCAGCGTGCCGCCGGTCTCGTAGGAGATGGCTGTGGCCAGGTCGAGGGGGTTGGCGCCCAGCGCCGTCGCCGCGTCGATGACGCCCTGCTTGAACCCGTCCCGGCCGACGTAGCCGTATTTGAGCGGGGCCGCGGTCGTGGGCGCTGCCGGGGCCGGGAGCCCATAGCTGAGGCCGGGCGAGGGTTCGCCGAGCATGCCGGACGTGGCCGGTTCGCCGAATACCGGCTGGTGCGGGGCGCCGCCTCCGCCGACCGGGGCCGCGCCGGGGCGCTGGTATCCCGCAGCGGCCTTGCCCCAGTTGCCGAACGCGGCCATGAGCCCTTCGGCCCCGGCATTCTCGCGCTGCGCCTTGCGAAGCTGTTCCCGCTTCAGCGCAGGTGTCAGCGTGTCGCCGTACATCGTCTGCGCGGCCTGCGCGATCGCATTGCCGATCGACGAGTCGGGGTTGTCGGCACTGATCCACTTGACCATCAGACCGACCCCGCATAGGAGCCGCCTGCCATGCCGAGGCCCTGCAGGATGCCGCCGATGGCGCCGGGCTTGTATTTCGCACGGGCCTGCGCAGCGGCCAGGTCCTGGTAGTAAGGCAGCATGGCGGCATCGTCGGCGGCGAGCGCCCCCACCGAGCCGATGCGGCGCCCGGCGTCAGCCGTGGCCATATCCTGCCCGAACAGGGTGTCACCGAAGCCGCTGACCGCCGCGCCCTTCGCGGCGGTGCCCTTGGCCAGCGCCGTGGATTTGTCGGCCTCGCCGGTATAGACGTTGCCGATCAGGGATTCCGTGCTGCCCTTGGTCGGGATCGCCCCGGTGGGCGCGACGGAGTCAATGGCACGGTTGGCATCGGCGATGCGGCCCTGTTCGGCTTGAGTCTGCGAAGCCGTCACCGCGTCCGGCTGCATGGTCTTCGCACGGTTGTCAAAGAGGGCTGCCGCCTCGACTTCGCGCTTCTTGTTGCGGTCGAGAAACTGGTTCAGCCGGTCGTTCGACGCGGCGGCCATCGCGTCTTCCTGCCTGCGCTGCTGCGAATTCTGGATCGCGGTGCCGGCAGCGCCGGCGGCCATCGCAGCGATTTCAAGACCCGTGCACATGGCCGATCACCCCACTGTCCTGCTGGTGCCCGCGCCGGAAGCGACCGACGAGGGCGAGCGGTACGCCGGCCCCGCTGCGTTCTGCTTTGCCGATTGGAACTGGATGAACGGGGCAAGCGCCCCTTCGAACACCGCGCCGATGGGTGTCGTCGCGGATGGCGCCGCCAGTGCTGTGGCCGCACCGATCGCCTGGGCGTTGATGCCTTTTGGATCGGCCGCCGAACGGTTCAGGGCGTAGAGATCGCTTTTCTGGTTCTCGATCTTGCTCCGCAGGCCAAGCGCCTGGTCGCGGGCCTGGTTGGCGATCAGCGCGGCGTTGTCCTGATAAACCTGACCGATTTTCCCGAGACTCTGCGCACCGAATGTGCTGTCGAGCATGCCCCGGTTGGCCAGGGAGACGATGGCTTTGGAAGAAGCGTCCTTGTACTGCGTATCCAGTTGCGGGCGTTGGTAATCTTCGATGCTCTTGGCATACCGGTCATAGTACGGGGTATCGTACTGCCTGAACGCCGCGTCGATATTCCCCTGACCCCGAACGATGCGGGCTTCCCTGTCGGCCGCTTCCTGCCGCGCGCGTTCTTCGGATTGCTGCGCCTGGGCCGCCGCCTTGGAATTGCCTCCACCGCACATGGTCACGTCTCAAGCAGAGCGTCACGGCTGCGACCCGGACCATTTGCGCATGACTTCTGTGTACACGACACTTCCGGCACAATCAACACGCAAGGCGAAACTCCCGCCGTTCGGGGGTTCCGCCGATCAGGTCGAAACCCAGGAGTCGCAGCCAGCGGTCGGTGTCCGGGTGGGGCGACGTGGTGACGACGATCAGCGGTTTGGCAAGGTCGAGGTTGCGGAAGAAGCGGCGGGTGCAGAACACGCCCGGCGCGCCGAGATCGAAGAACGCCTTGGTGGCGATCGTCCACATGCTCAGGTAGCCGCCATAGTCGGCGAACCCGAACAATGTGAGCGGCGTCTCGCCGGCCACCGACACGAACATCCGTTCCCGCCGGGCGATGGCGTTCTGGATGGCTTTCGCCGGGTCGGTCCCGGCCACTTCAAATTCGTCCAGCGTCTGTTGCGAGATGGCTGCCAGAACACGCGCGGCGTCCCGTTCATTGGCCGGGAGAACCCGCACCATCATCTGCGCACCGTGCCGTTGTGATGCAGCGCGAAACTGGACAACGTGGCCAGGCCAGCCTGGTCGCAGACGAATTCCAGCGCGACATGCGACGACAGGACATCCGCCTCGGCGTTGTCGTCGGCGTAGGTCACGCCTTCGTATCGGCCCATCTCGATGCTGACCGACTCGTCGTTCGGATCGGGCAGGGCGGTCGTGTGCCAGACGTTCCGGCCGCCGATATCAAACCCGACGAACTGCTTCACCCCGGCATCGTCCCGCGCGGTGACGAACGGCAGGCGCACCGTCGCCGGCATTTCGCCCGCCAGCGGATATTCGGCGCCGGTTGCGCCGCCGTACTGGTAGATGGCTGTCGGGGACCTGAGATAGACGGCAACCCCGATGGCCGCCGCGCCGACGACAGGGAATGGGGGCCTGTAGTAGGTCCAGCCGCGAATGCCGGTTCCGGGGTAGTTGGACAGAACCAGGATCGTGTCCTCGATGGCCAGCCAGTAGGAGCCGGTGGCGGGTTCGATGAGCGAGATCGCGTCCTGCACCGACTGTTCGGCGACCGAGGCGACGACACTCTGTACGAACGGGTCGAAGACCGTGCCGACATCGTTGACGAACGCCGCGTTCGAACTGTCGCGCGCCTGCAGGGACCGGACGCCGGTGCGGTCGAGATAGAAAACGTCGTTGGCGCCGTAGCCGATGACCGCCCGGCCGGCGAGCGTGCCGGTGTTCGGAAGCTCCTGGATACGCTCGAAATTGGCCGGATCGGTGCCGAGGGCGTAGATGACGATCGCCGCCTCGGCAAAGACGGCGGCGTACTTCTGGTAGGACGCGATCCCGGTGAGGATCTGCGCGCCGCCGCTGTCCGTCGAGACGACGATCCGGCCGGCGCCGGTTCCGACCGTCGCGTCGGTCCAGTCGGTCGGGTCGTTGAGTTTGCAGTAGACCAGCGCCGCGCCGGCGATGCTCCAGACGCGGTTATCCTGGACGTGGGCGGCCAATCCGGTCGCGGCGGCGCGGCCGGTCAGCTTGTAGTCGACCGAATTGATCGTGACCGTGAGCGTGTCCAGCGGCTCGAACGTCCCGCCGAACGCGACCCGCGTGACCTGGGCCTGCGCGGCCACAGCAGTCACGCCGCCACCGAACGGGGCCGCGCCGGTCGTCATCACGTCGCCCGCGACAGAAGGGTAGAGCGTGTATGCGTTGGCCGCCGCGCCAAGACCGAGAACTGCGGTGACTGTCACCCGCGCGCCGGTGGCGACGGCTGAATAGCCGTGGCCGCTGGTGCCTTCGTTGATCATGCTGGCGACCAGCGCGGCCGTCGCCGACACCGACCCGAGCCAACTGACCGGGCCGGGCAACAGGCTCACGGCAGTTGCGAGCGTGGCGCCGACCCGGACGTCGGCGATCATGTTCACATTCGGGTTGAATGTGCCACCGGTGATATCGAAGTACGCAGTCGCGTCGACGCCGATGATCGCCGCGACGTTGGCCTGCAGCGGCGTCACGGTTGCAGTCTGGTCGTTCGTCGCGCCGCCGTTAACTGCTGTCGCGGCCACGGTGAAGGCAGTGCCGGGCACGGATGCGGTGATGAGGACGCCGTTCACTTCGGGGACTGCGGCGACAGCAGGATCAAGCCCGATCTTCAACGCCAGCGCGCGGCTGCGAATCGCCGCTGTCGACAAGCCGTCAGCCAGCGTGTCCCATGTCGTGACCCGCGCGCCGTTGTAGAAATGGTAGCGGTTGCCGTCGTCATACTCGGCAATGACGTAGAACTTGTTGTCGAAGGTTTCGACGTCCAGAACGCGCGTCATCGCCGCGCCGCTCGGCGCCTGCAACCGCTGGTACTGGACTCCGACCGGAAGCGTACCCGCCAAGTTGGCCGACCCGAAGACGTATAGCTGGCCGTTGACGGTGCCGAGTCCGAACGTGTTGTCCAGCCCGGTGTAGGTCGGAACCATGCGCTTCGCGCGTTCGATGTCGCCGCCGCGGCTCAGGTGGACGTTCTCACCATCCCACAGCGTCCCCGGCACGCCGGCGAAGCGGGGTCGGCGCCGATCCATCCCGAACTTGAAGCTTTCGACGAAGATGTACGGCATCTACCGCACCCGGACAGTTGCGCGGCCGTTGTCCATGCTCAGGGCGACCGTCCCGAGGCCGATGCGGGACGCCGCTGTGCCGGTGGTGTCGGGCAGAGCCGAATTGCTGCGCACGTCCGCAAGGAACTGCCGCGCCGCGCTCAGCTTGGCCTGGGCATCATCCTTGCTGATCGCGGCGAGGATGTCGGCCGCCGCGAACAGAACGACCAGGTTCCCGTCCAGCAGGCACAGGTCCGCGCTGTTGACCAGTTTCGGGCAGGACCGGACCCCGACGATCTCCAGCGAAAAATCGTTCGTCGCCGGGACGGGCCAGATTTCGATCTGCGTCACCCCCGGCGCCGTGGCGCGCAGGTCGTACTTCATCGGCGGGTCGAAACGCACGTCCCCGACGCTGTCGAACTGCGCGTATTCCGGGCTGCCGATCCCCGGTGACAGCGGGTACACGGTCGGGCCGTTCCACGCCGACACGTCCACCATGCGTTCGAAACTGATGGCCGCCGGGGCGTCGTAATACCGCTGCCCCGCCTGCAACTGGAAGCGCGGAGCCACATATTTCAGGTGCGGCCATTCGTAGGAGCGGTAAAGGTTTTCGTAGACCCGGTTGAGAACGGCCTTCAGCCGGTCGTTGGCGCTCGACCCGACCGCCGGATTGGTGGACAGCCGCGCCTCGGCGCGAAGCTGCGTCTGGAGTTCGCCGAAGGTCGTGTACAGCGCCACCGGCGTCAGTCCCCGAGAACGTTGGCGGGTTCAGGCGCGTCCTCGGCCGGCGGCGCGCCGTTCGCGGCCAGTTGCAGTTCGCCAAGGCGTTCCCGCAGCTTCGGCAGGCCGACGTTGCCGGGCGGAACTTCCCCGCCAAGCTTGCGGATGCTGTCCTTGACCGCTTCCTTGGCGTCGATGGTTTCCTGCTTGATGGCGTTCGCCGGGGGCGGGGCCTCGGGCAATGGCGCGTCAAGGTCATCTTCTTCCTCGGGCAGCGGTCGCAGTTCGTCGATCGTCACGCTTTCCGGCAGGGCGCCGGCGACGCCGCCAAACAGGTTTCGGATCAGTTCCAGGTGCTTTTCGCGCGTGCCGCCAGCGCCATAGACGGTTTCGAGCCGACGCCGCTCGACGCGATGGTCGCGCGGCAGGTATTCCTTCGAACCGGACTTCTGCAGATTGACGATCGCCGCGCCGCCATGCAGCGCGTTCAGCAGCACGACTTCCGCCGCAGGGACATTCTGGCGGTAGACTTCGTGGTGCAGAGCGCCGCGCAGGCGAAGCTTGATGTTGTAGAGGTCCATGTTCGGTCCTTTCTGGGGCAGTCCGGGACGTGGGCCCCGGACTGCGGGGTTGCATCAGACGAAAGCGTAGACGCCGTGTGCGTTGCGTTGCGAGCAGACGATGCCACCGACCCAGGTGCGGGCGCGGTAGTAGGCGTACTTGTTTTCCGGGCGCGCGGGGGCGTGATCCTTGCCGGATTCACCGTCGATGACCATCGGGTGAATCCGCTTGGAATCCAGCACATAGGCGCGCTTCGACCAGCCCAGGTCATCAAGCGTCGGGTCGTACTGGATGTCGACGCCCTTGAACGCCAGGTCGGCTACCGACCCGTCGATCTTGCCTTGGCCGGCCCACCCGGTCTGGGTGTAGTAGCCCTGCGCCTTCAGTTCCTTCTCGATCCGGTCCATCATGTCCGAACCGGCCAGCATGGTGTCCGGGCGACCGCCGAAACGGCGAAGCTGACGGAATTCATACTGGAACGTGTTCAGGACCGCGCCGGTTTCGGGGCCGACGCCAAGCGTGATGTTCAGGTTCGCACGGTTCCGCCACCAGGGGTGCGCGATCTGGTTCAGGCCGGCGACAGTCAGGTCCGCCGTGGGCGTGTCGTTGACGAAGTAGGTCACGCCGGCGCACAGGTCGGGATCTTGCGAGCCGTCCAGCCAGAACATGCTGTTCATGCCGCGCTGGGTGCCTTCTTCCATGTCGTCGATCTTGTCGTCGAGCAGGTTGGCCAGCATGATCTTTTCCGACTGCGAAGCCTGCGAGGTCTTTTCGCCAGTCACGGTGTCGGTGATCGAGATGCCCGACTTCAGCAGTTCGTGCATGGTGAAGCTGATGCCCGAGTGGACCAGCTTCCACGGCATGCGCCATTCGCGCAGGTTGGTCGGGTTGCCGTACGACACGGTGTCGTCGGCGCTGAAGCCCTGGATGGTGGTCGAGTAGACGCCCTTGACGCGGCCGGTGATCTCGTCGCGGCCACCGGGGAAGGTCTTTTCTTTGCCGGACAGCAGCTTGTAGAGCGGCTTGTCCTGCAGGGCCTGCTTGTCCACCTTCGGGGTATTGCGGTGGAAGGCCAGTGCCGCGACGGCGGCGTTTTCGAGTTCCTGAGCGGTAAACGGCATCGCTGTTTTCCTCTAGCGACCCGCGATCACTCCAGCGCCCTGAGAACGGCTTCCTGCACGCTCTTGGGAGGGGGCGCGGACGTGTGCGCGGCAGAAGAAGCGCTTTGGGAAACCCTCTGCGTTGCCTTCGGCGCCGGGCGGAACGCGGCCACCTGCCTTGTGACATCCTTGTACGCGGCATCGAAGCGCGTGCGGAGGTCAGCGGCGGATTTGGGCATCCCGTTCCGGGCGATGTCAGCGTGCAGAGCCGTCACCATCAGCGGCTCCTTCAGTTTCCAATCTGGGTCGCTTTTCGCTTTCTCTGCCGCCAGATCGTCCCCCGCCCGAGCCATGTCCTGCGCGTGTCGCGCCTGATTGTCGGCTGCCTGTCGCTGCGACTGTTCCTGCTGCCGCGCCTGCTGGCGGTCGGCTTGCTGCCTGTGCACCGCGTCGGCTGCCCGAGCGGTGGAAAGTTCCCGCGCACGTTCCTGGGTAATACGCCCAAGGCGAACATCTTCGGCCAGGTCGTTCGGCAAGATGGCGCCGGCGATCTGGGCAAGCTGCATGTACACGGGCTGGAGGCGCCGGAACGCTTCGTCCGGGTTGGACCGGATCAGGGCCGCCAGGTTCAAGGCTTCCCCCGCATCGCGCGGGGTCAGGTCGTTGTCGCGCATGAACGACTGGATTTTCTCGTAATTCTCGATGGCGGGTCGGTTGCGCTCCGCATCCTCTTTCGAGGTTCGAAGTTCGTCCGAAAGCGTTCGGCGCTGCGTCAGCAGATCCGAAATGCGGTCCCGTGTGCGAGAATTGAGTTTCGCCATTTCCTCGTCGGAAAGCGCGGAAGGGTCTTCCGCTTCGTCGGAGGTGTCGCCCTTGCCTGCATCGGCGGGGGCATCCGCAACGGCTTTGGCCGCGTCGGCGCCCGGTTCATCGGAAGACGGCGAGTCCTCCTTGCCGTCCAATGCGTTCATCACCGCATCGACCAGCGTCAATTCGCCTGAATCCGCAGCGGGCGAGTCCGCGGCAGTTACGCCCTGTTCGACGGGTTCCGTCGAGGTAGTCGAAGTATCTTCCGTCAGCGACACGGATCTGCGCTCCCGAGTGAGTGTCGGTTACGCGTTTATCACATAATACGACAAACGTGACAAGCCGGGTCAGCCATTCATCGGCAAGCCTGCCTCTCCCGGCGCCGGGAAAGCCGGCTGCGCCCCCGGTGGCCGTTCCGGCGCCTGCGGCGCGTTGGCGGCGCCATGCGCGCCCTGCTGCCCCGGATCGGTGGTCTGCGGAGGCGCGGCAGGCGGTTTCGCCATCGCGTTCTGGGCCACGATGGACAGCGTTCCGGCCCGGCTGAGGTCGGCGAAGTCGATGTCCAGAAGGTCGGCGTACTTGGCGCCGAGCGGCTCCGGGTTGATGCCGGGGATCTGGGACAGCGCCGGCCAGGCCCGCTCCAGGTTCGCCAGCGAGGCCGCCTGGTTCGGCCGGCCGCTCGACCCGGCGCGAACCTTAAGCGTGATTTCGTCGGCGGCCTGCTGCCGCGATACTGGCGCGTCGGGCCACGCGGCGCCTTCGCCGACGATCTGCACCACCATTTCCTTGGACATGCTGCGCAGCAGCACCTGGCCGGACGCGCGGGCCAGTTCGGTCAGCAGGTCGTCGAGATCGTCGATATTGTCCGACAGCGACGACATGCGGCTGTTTTCGGCGATACTGGTTTCGGTCGCGGTCGCGCCGGACGTTCCGCCAAGGTTGGCTTCCTGGGTGCCCAACGTGCGCTGCACGTCGGCGTGAACACTCTCGACTTCGTAGAGGTTCGGGTCGATCGACGCGGTCGGGCCGGATTCAACAACCGACGAAAGCGGCTTGTCGTCACCGCCCGGCGTCACCTCGACGATGGAATGCGCGGCGTGCGCGGACAGACCGGCCTTGTCCGTCTCCCCGAGCCGGCCACGGGCGGCCAGCCAGTAGGGTCGGGCGGCGATCCGGTGTTCCCGGAGCCCTTCGCGGGACCGATTGTACTCGAACTGCATGTGCCGGGCGATCCAGACGTCCGACAGCGGGAAAATCTCGTCGTCGTTCTCGATCTCGTTGAACACCAGCGGGAAGATGTTGAAGAACCGCTCCAGGTAGACGTCCGGTTCTTCTGGCGGGCGCAGGAAGCGGTCGCAGCCTTCGCAGATCACGAAGGTCTGCTTGAACCGCTTGTCCTGCACCTCGTAGACCTTGTACGTCGGGTCGGCCTCGTCCTCGCGATTGCCCATCATGTCACGGGCCTTCTGCACGTCCTCGCCGAGATAGTCCTCGATGTCGACGCCGTAGGTGTCCTCGATCTGATCCTCGGTCAGGTCGAACCGATGGGCCAGCCAGCCGCAGCCCAGAAGCGACCGCAGGTGCCGCGTGGCCGGGTCGAGAATGATCTCGTTCGACCGCGGGTAATCGAACACGATCTGTTCCCGGACGACGCGGTCGGGCTGGTTCTGGAAATCCTGCAGGATGGACGCCGCCTGCATCTGGGCGACTTCCGTCTCGCATTCGTCCTCGTTTTCCTGCGTCTCGTGAGCCAGCCTTTCGAGGGCCTTCACCTTGGGCGTCGAATCCTCCAGTTCGACGGTTGGTTCCGGCCGCGCCTCCATCTCGCGGACGAAGGTCAACTTGACGTAGCCCACGGAATTGACCTTGGTGCGACGCACCAACGCCTTGATCTGGGTCTTGAAGGAAAACGGCTGCTGGTCGATCTGATACTGGTAGAGCAGGGTCGACGTATCGGCCATGCGCTTCGCCAGCGCGTCCAGATTCCGGGCGTTCGTGATGTCGGCGCCGACCGCCATCAGGTTCGCCTGAGAGACGGAATCGCCCATCATCGCCTTCGCCGCGAGGATCTGGGGTTGCTCCTGCGTTCCGTCCCAGACGGTGTAGTTCAGCTTGCGCCGAGCCTCGGCGATGGCCTGCGGGTTCTTGGCATAGAGTTGCGACACTGCCAGGTTGATATGCCGGTTCAGAATCGGTGCGACATAGCGCGTCTTGTCGGCCAGCCATTCCTTGTAGGCGCCATGGGTGGCGATCTGCTGGCATTCCTTCATGCGGTCGAAAACCGGCTTCCAGTGCTTTTCCGCGGCCTTGATCTTGCGCAACCACTTGCCGACCAGCTTCTTTTCGGCCGGGGAGACTTCCACCGGCGTATCGACGGCCGGGGCCGCCGGCAGACCCGTCGCCGGGGTTGTCGGAACCATCGCGTCTTCACCAGCCATTGTTCGCCGCCTTCCGCTGAGTGGCCATCGCCCGCGCTTTCGCCTGCCGCATGATCCAGACCGGCGATCCGACCTGAATGACGTTGTCGGCGCCCTTCATCTCGGCCTGGTCCGCTGAAACGATCGTATTCAACCCGTTCCCGATATGCGACAGGAAATCTACAAAGTCATCATGCGCGGCGTAGGGAAAGCGCAGGAGTTGCGCCCGCGCGTCGGCGTACCAGGACGCAAAGCGGGGCAGGTAGACGGTCTTCATCGACATGCGACCCTGAATAGCGCGCGCCCGTGTCTGCTTGTCCGTCGACGGCTTGACTCCGCGAATGGTGGGGTAAACCCGCTCGGCGCGCAGGCGTTCAGTCAGGAATGGCCCGAAGGACTTCGAGATCAGTTCGTCTTCCATCCACCAGACCATGTGCTGGCGGCGCTTGAACATCGTCACCAGTTCCTCGACGGTCTGCCGGGTATCCATGCGGCGCCAGACCAGTTCCGGCAGCACCCAGACGCCGCCGTGGCGGTCGACCCCGACGTCGCCAAGCACGGTGAAGTCCCGCTCGGCCTTCGTGGAAACGGCATGGTCGGACGCGCCGTAGTAGCGCAGGTTGTCCGGCAGTTCGTGGGCGTCGTACTCGACGATCCAGTCGGCCAGGAAGTATGCACCGTCGTCGGGCGTGGGCTCGCCCATGACCAGCGCGCCGAACGACCGCCGGTCGCCGCGCTTCCACTGGCTGAAGTGCAGGAGGCTCTTGTCCTCGGCCCAGAGCGCGACCATCGGCTCGGTCCCGAACTGCTCGATCACGCGCGGGTCGGTTTGCGTCTCCAGCGTCAGCCCGAGAACCTTGGCCAGCTTGGGGTCCTTGATGACCCCCGGAATGTTCAGATACTCCCAATCGTCGGCGATGCCGGCATAAAGCTTGTTCCGCTCGGGGTGGTTCTTGTCGCACAGGCGGCCGAGTAGGTCATCTTCGTGCCAGCGCGTGTGCAGGACGATCATGCGGGTCTTGTTCGAGCCCCGCGAATAGGCCACGGAAAAGAACCATTTCCACAGCTTGTCGCGGAAATCGTCGGACTGGACCTGCGTGTCGTCCTTGATCGGATCGTCGATGATGAAAATGTCGGCGGTCTTGCCGGTGGTGCCCGAACCCTGGCCGACGAAGAACAGCTTGCCGCCACGGGTCGATCGCATGGCGGTCTTGGACTTGTTCGTCGGGGAGAGGGAGAACGCCGGGAAAACTTGCCGAAACGCCGGATGAGTCACGACGGCCAGCAGGTCGTCGCCAAGTTCTGCGGCCCGGTCCTCGTTGTAGGTGGCGACGACAATGCGCAGGGT